AAAATTTTTGAAAAAAAAATACCACAAATTAGCTCTACAAAATCATCCAGATAAAAATGGGAATACGAATGAATCGAAAATGAAATTTCAAAACATCAATGATGCTTATCATTATTTAATTAAAGAGTTGAATTGGTTAGAATATGATGACGAAGAAGAAATTCATCAAACGCAGCAGCAGCAGCAGCAGCAGCAGCAGCAGCAGCAGCAATCACATCAGCAATCACATCAGCAATCACCCTACATGGAATTATTACAAATATTCACGAGAGGTGTATTTGAAGGTAAATACAATGATTTAATATTTAAAATAGTAGAGGATATTGTTTTAGGTTGTAAAAAAATATCATTAAAATTATTTGAAGATTTGGATAAGGATACATGTGTGAAAATTTATAGTTTCCTTTCTAAATATCAGAAAACGCTTCATATAAACACACTCACTTTAGAAAATATGAGAGAAATTGTACAAGAGAAATTCAATAACGTGTTAATATATAAATTGAACCCTAGTATTAACGATTTAATTAATAATAACATTTTCAAACTGAATGTTTTTGATGAAATATGTTATGTTCCTTTGTGGATTAAAGAATCATATTTTGATATTTCAAATTGTGAAATCATAACTTTGTGTGAACCCGAATTACCTGATAATATTTTGATTGATGACAATAATAATTTATATGTTAGTAAAAGAATTTCAATAAAAGATGAATTGATTGAATTAATTCAACATGGAGGCGAGTTGAAAATATACATTGGTGAAAAAGTATTTGAGATATCTACAAAAGAGTTGAATATGAAAAAAGAACAAGTATATGTTATAAAAAATATGGGTTTATTAAAAAATGTGGATGATCTAGATTTTGAGACGTATTTTGATGATCAAAAAAATAAAGACTTATTTAAAAAAGCCGATATAATTGTTAATATTGAGTTTTATTGATCCCCTCCATTTGATCTAAAAAGCATTGGGTAAATCATAAAAATTGCTATTTCCATAAAATAGATAAGAGAACACTTTTTGGAATAATCCAATATTTGCGCCATTATCAGTCCCTCTTGAACTCTTTATATTTTCACTCTGTGTTAGATTCGATATTCCGGGAAACATACATGAAATATTTTTTTGTATTTTTTTTAGATAAAATGGTAGTTCATTATTTTTATCTAACACTTTGTTGTAATCTTCATAGTAAGATAAAAGCTCTATATCATCTTTGTGAGTTATTTTCATTTGTATTCGTAAATTGTCGGGTTTTTCATTCAAAGCACCTACATGAATTAAATTAGCGTTGAATAAAATAATGTCTCCTTTGTTACAGAGCAGATTCATAACTGAATTATGAAAATTTATATTGTACGAATTTACGTTTTTATGGCTAGATGGTATAACACCCAAACATTTATCCATATCTTCAATAAATAATAGCATTGTATAAGAGGGATATTTTTGTCCTTTGTTGAAAAAATCACCGTTATTATCGCGATGACAAGTATGAACGCTCGACTTTTTTATTATCCATATATAATCTTGAAAAACATAATCGTCTTTTGAGATGCTAACTTTATTTCTGCTATTATCCATCTCTCCATTTATTTTATTGAATACTTTATTTTGTAAATCTTTATTGTTCAATAGATATTGTTTAACATGAGAATAATTATTATTTACGCAATGTTTTTTTACATTTTCAATTTCTTCTTCTTTCAATACATTTTTTATTATACAAAAACCATGTTTATGTAACTCGTAGTTTTGATTAGGAAGAGATTTATTGTCTTTCATGATAGAAGCTATGAATAATAATGTTATGGTTAACGTTATGGTTAACAAAAATAAAAAAATTATAGTATTGCGAAATGATTTCATAAATTGATGTGGAATTTATATATATTTTATATTATTATTTTTATTAGTGAAATAATAATAAAAAAAGGTTATTTATTTACTTTACATACAAAATACAAATCTATCTAATTTAAGCATCTGATTTCTTCTTAACAACTCGCTTCTTTACAACCTTTGGTTCTTCAAGAGGAGGAGCTACAACAGGAACCGGAGCTGGTGCTGGTGCTGGTGCCGGAGGCTCAACAACTTCTTCCTCTTCGTCTTCTTCTTCGACTTCATCATCGCTATCACAAACAATTGATGAAACTTGAACCGAAACTGGTTCACATTCTAATTCATCATCCTTAACGGTTTGAGTTTTTAACTTTTCCTTGTCTTGAGGCTTCAATCTGATATGACATTGTCCTTGTAGTTGAGCCTTTGGCTTTTGAACAACAGCTTGAACAAGTTTCCAACTAGCACTAAACTTACCATTTACAAACCAAAGTCCAGCAAATTGAATCAAACAAGCGATATTTGATCCTTTCTTTAAATAATCAAGAGGTGTAGCAATTGGATTTTCAGAACTTGGATATAATTTATTTGAATCTTCGTCATAAATTTCTGATTTCCAAACGCCATCCCATTGTGGCAACTTGATTCTAATAGTTGGTTGTTTACTATAGTCATAATCACCAGTTGATTTATCCTTTGGATATTTTAAAAGTGGTGTAAATAATTCTTGAATAATTTCAGAACTTTTGTGAACCTTACCAAACCATTCTTTAGAATATATAAGCGCATCATTTTTAATTTTAGTTTCAAAATCCTTTAGATTCTTTAAAAACGCATTTGTGTCAGCGCTTTGATATTCTTCGCCTGGAAATTGTAATGCTAATTCATACTTACCATTACCTACCTCTTCGCCCTCTTTCTTGAAATCACTAGCACCCCATGTAAGCATAAGCGGTGTTGATAGTGTAAGAGTTGTTTTAGTAGATTTACTTAATATATTAACTGATTTACCGCCCTGTGGATTAACCTTAGGGGCTGTATACATAATGTTTTCTGAGTTAAATTGAGTTCCGTCGATAATTCTTTCTGCCATCTTAATAGTATAATTTATATTACTTGATGAATCTTTAAATCAATTTTTTTTTAAATTAAAAATAAAATAAAAATAAAATGTTCTGCTCGATAACCAGTGTATTACAAAATATATTTTACACGATTAAGATATTAAATTATTTATTTAATAGTAAAACAATTCAAAAGAATTATTCTATAATTATTATATAAATGACTATAATTGAAGTTTACATGAATGAAATAACATCAAGATGCGAGAAAAAGATGTTAATAAATAAAACTTTATCAAAAATAGATAATAAAGATACAAAGGAAAATATTATTTTAAACATTCATAATTATAATGAATTGACAAAATATAATTATAATATTCAGCAACTGAAATCAATGACAAAATTTTATAAATTAAAATTAAGTGGTAATAAAAAAGAATTATTAAACAGGGTTTTTATTTTTTTATATTTATCATCGTATATTGTTAAAATTCAAAAAATTTTTAGGGGTGTTTTATATCGGAAATTTCTCTCTTTTTTCGGCCCAGCAATAAAAAATAGATCAATATGTACTAATGAAACTGATTTTGTAACTATGGATAATTTAAATGAATTGCCGTTAACTCAATTTTTCAGTTATAAGGATATCGATGGGTTTATTTATGGATTCGATATTTCATCAATTTACAATTTAATTTTCAAAAAAACCGATGATATTAATAAAATAGGAGGTATTAATCCATACAATAGAAATAAAATACCTAGTTTTGTAATGATCAATTTGAAAATGATATTAAGAATAAGTAAAACATTGAATATCAAAATAGATGTTGTTTTTGATACCAATATTGGTAAAATATCTAATGAAAAAACCGTTGAAATGAGAACTGTTTCACTTTTTCAGAATATTGATTCGCTTGGTAATTATAGCTCACCTGAATGGTTTCTCTCGTTAAACCGAACGCAAGTAATACAATTTATGAGAGAATTAAGTGATATCTGGAATTATCGAGCACAATTGTCATTTGAAACTAAGCGTAATATTTGTCCACCAAATGGTGAACCTTTTAGAAATATCAGCATTTCATACATAACAAGTGAAACCAATATAATCAATATTAAAAAAAATATATTGGAAGTTCTGGAAAGATTTATCAATAATGGCGTCGATAAAGATAGCAAATCTTTGGGTGCTTATTATGTGTTGGGAGCATTGACGCTTGTAAATGAATCAGCTGCTCTTTCTCTCCCATGGCTTTATCAATCAGTTTGCTATTTTTAATTCAAAGAGTTACCTATGCTAAAATATGGAGTGGTGTGTATTTTTTTCTAAATAAAGTGAATAAAATATCTGAACGCATTTTTATTGTACAATGTTATAACATGTATACCCATATTATGGTCATAAAATATATTATTCGCCTTAAATCACTTAAAAGGTACTCCTTTAGGTATAGTATAATAAGATGGCTAGACAAACTAAAACTAAAGCTGAGACTGAACCAGTCCAAACCGCTACTGCTGCTGCTCCAGTTGACACTGTTGTTGCTCCAAAGGAAAAGAAGGTCAAGGTTAGTAAGACTCCCAAGGTTGTTGCTACCTCTACTAGTGAAGTTGCTCCTGTTGTAGATGCTGTTGAAGTAGCACCTGCTGTAGTAGTTGATTCTGAAGTTGAAGCACCAATTGCTGAACAATCTGTTGAATTCATTGCTAAGTTACAACAAGCAGGTGTTCTTCTTTCTTCTTTAAAGAATGAATTTCGCGCCCTTGAGAAGAAGTGGTCTCGTGAACTAAAGGCTGCTCAAAAGCAAAGTTCAAAGAGAAAGCGCAAGGCTGGAAACCGCGCACCATCTGGTTTTGTAAAGCCTACTCGCATTTCAGACGAACTCGCAAAGTTCCTTGACAAGCCAGTTGGTACTGAAATGGCCCGTACTGAAGTCACTCGTGATATTAACAAGTACATTCGCGCACACAGTCTTCAAGATAATGAGAATGGTCGTAAGATCAACCCAGATACAAAGCTCGCAGCACTTTTAAAGCTAAAGAAGACTGATGAACTTACATATTTCAACCTTCAAAAGTACATGAGTTGTCATTTCGCTAAAGCAACCAAGGAAGTAGTTGCTACTGCTTAAACTGTTTCAAAATAACAAATAACAAATAAAAAAATATATAAAAATTGTATTATATATTTTTTAATTTCACTAAGGTATATATTATAACTACATATTAAGAAAAACACGAT